TTTGACGCAATGGTTGATGAGTTAGAGCCTGGGGATCCGGGTGTTGAATACCAAAAGATCACAGAGACTGTTGTTGATCCGACTGAAACTGAGGGACTCTCAGAAGAACAACTGCGTATTCTAATAGGCTCTGAGATCACCGATGCGATGACATACATCAATGGCTCTGAGTTTATTGCTGATGATCGCAATCGCAATTATGAATATTACCGGGGCATCATGGACGATGTGCCAGCCCCACAAGGACGATCTCGAGTCACAGACCGAACTGTCCAAACCTACATCAATATGATGCTGCCTTCTTTGATGCGTGTCTTTACCCAGGGAAAAAACATTGCTGTGTATGAACCAGTGGGTGAAGAGGATGCAGACACTGCGGACCTTATCACACGTTATGTAAATGACTGTGTGTTTAGGAAGGACAACCAGGGTGAGATGCTGATAAGAGATTGGTGTTGGAATGGCCTGGTCGGAAAAGTTGGTGTCCTAAAATCGTATTATAACGAGGATTACCAGAAGTCTGAGCAGACCTATGAGGGATTGTCGGACATTGAGTTTGCAGAACTGGTAGCACAAACAGACGCAAATCCAGAGTTAGAGATTAAGGCCCACACAGTTGAGCAAATGGAAGGTCCAAACCCGATGATGCCGGGAACCACCACAGCTCTGTCGGTCCATGATCTCACAGTAGAAAGAACAATTAATAATTCAACAGTCAAAATAGAAAACCTGGACTGGGATGAGTTTGTAATATCCAGAGATGCAACATCCCTGGAAGATGCAGTTTTAAAATCACATAGAACATTTAAAAGAGCTGGTGATTTGATTGCTCTTGGCTATCCCCAGGACATGATAGAACAGCTGCCGACATACACCGACCGGGTGTATAACCAAAAACTAAATGATGATTACTACAGAGAGAGAGATCGCACAGACAGTCCCGATCCTATGTTGCGAGAAGTCCTGGTCCATGAAGGCATTATCAAATGCGACTATGACGGAACCGGGGTAAAAGACTGGTATTTTGTCGCAGGGGGTGGTGAGCAAGTTGATGTGATGCTGAAAATGGAACCTTATGCACACCAGGTTGTGTTTGCGGATTTCTGTCCTGAGCCAATCCCTAATATCTTTTTTGGTCGGTGTCCGGCTGATAGTTTAGTAGAAATACAAAAGGTCAACACAGTTATCACTCGCATGATGCTTGATAGTGGCTACTTAGCAATGACTCCCCAAAGAGAGGTTGTGTTTGACAACTTAGTTAATCCTGAGCAGTTGACCAACCTCTCACCCGGGGCTCCAGTGTATGTCAATAAACCTGGAACAATCAGAGAGATCCCTATTCCGTTTGTAGGGGCTCAGGGGTTGTCAATGTTACAGCACTTTGACTCACAGGCAGAGGCCAGATCCGGTGTTTCTAAATCTGCAATGGGTTTAAATCCAGAGGTGCTGTCTAATCAATCAGCAACAGCAGCACAGATTGCACAGAGTGCATCCCTTGGAAAAGTAGAAATGATTGCTCGTATATGGGCAGATGGTGGTATGCGTAAACTGTTTAGAGGCATACTTAAACAACTTGTTCTGTATCAGGATTATGAACGCATTATCCGTATGGATGGACGAGCTGTTGGCATCGATCCTCGCCAGTGGGAAATGTTCTCAGATATGGATGTCAATGTGACTACAGGATTGGGAACCGGCAACAGAGACAGAGACATGGCAATGATGGGTCAGATAGTCGGAAAACAAGAAGCAATTATCTCACAGTTTGGTCCTAGCTCACCTCTGGTCGATTTGAATAAATATTCACGAGCTCTACAGGACCTTGCAGAAGCATCTGGTATTAAAAATCCAGAGTTATACTTTGGTGAAATACCTCCTGGGTATCAGTTGCCACAATCTGGACCAGATAAAGACATGATTGAGGCACAGCGTAAACAACAGAAAGATCAAATGGACTTTAAGGTTGATATGCTGACTCTCCAGCTCAAAGCACGAGAGCTTGCATTGAAAGAAGCAGAGGTCAGCATTAAAGCCGGCAATGTTATGTCACCGGCAGACATCCAAAAACTTACCATGCAATATGAGAAGATGTTGCTTGAGGCAGACCTAAAACGAGCCAAGATTGCAGCTGATGCGAATTTAAAACTCCAGGAGCTAGACATTGAAGCAAGACTTGAAAAATATGCCATAGATAAAAAAGCTCGGTCTGGCCAGGGTATTATACCGAATGATTGACCATGAGAAGATCAATTCAGATCATCTCTCTCAGTTAATAGATCAACAGTATTATATTCAAGAACAAGCCGAACTTATTAAAACACTAAAAGTTGTATCATTAGACACATATATGAATAAAGATTTAGATGCATGTAAGAATTACACACCTTGATGGAAAACTTCCTAATCTTGCATTAATGAACTTGTCTTATGCTCATAAAAAAAGGGGTGACACAGTATATTTTACTAAATCAGTAAAGCGTGAATTATTCGAGGAAACCTATGATCGTGTTTACGGATCCTCTATTTTTTCATTTAACACGAAAAAACAGGATGCATTTTTAAAAAACTTTCCTAATGCAATTATTGGTGGCACAGGTTCCAAGACTACAATAACAGTTGAGGATGTAATTCCTGTTGAAAAGGAATGTTTTGATTATTCACTTTATCCAGAGTTTCAAAACTCCATAGGGTTTTCTCAGCGTGGGTGCAGATTAAAATGTAAGTTTTGTGTTGTTCCGCAGAAAGAAGGAAAAAATAAAGACAATAAAACGATAGCGGAAATTTGGCGTGGCAATCCGTTTCCTAAAAACATTTTATTGCTTGATAATGATTTTTTTGGTCAGCCATTGTGGGAACAAAAAGCAAATGAAATTATTGATGGTCAGTATAAAGTATGTTTCTCACAAGGAATTAATATTCGTTTAATTGATGATCGTGCTGCGGAATATTTGCCAAAAATTAGATATTACGACTCAAAGTTTAAAACAAAAAAATTATATACAGCCTGGGATAATCTTGGCGATAAAAAAATATTTTTTAAAGGTGTGGAACGATTAGAAAAGTTTGGAACACCCCCACATCATTTAATGGTTTATATGTTAATTGGTTTTAAACCAAATGAAACGATGGAAGATATTTGCAGCCGATTTAATGACATTGTTGCTTTAGGCTGCAAGCCCTATCCAATGGTTTATAATAATTCGGATCTAATGTTAAAAAAGTTTCAGCGGTGGGCAATCATGCGTTATTACGAGTTTATGGATTGGGACGAGTATTTGTTATCAAAAAGACCATCTGAAAAAGAACTAGTATTTGATCCTAAGCTGCAATTATCATTTTTATAAAAGTTGTATCAATAGAAACTCACAGGAGAAAGCAATGCCAAATGTTGGTAGAAAAAAATATCCATACACAAAAGCAGGAATGCAAGCTGCTGCTGCTGCAAAGAAAAAACTAGCATCTAAAAAAAAGAAAAAGTCAAAAAGTGCAAAGGCATAATTATGACCAATAAAAGTGTGAGAGAAGCATTGACAAAACATGAAAAGGAATGTGCAGAAAGATTTGCTTATGTAGAGCAGAAAATTGATCGCCTGGACACTAAACTGTGGGGGTTGGCGGTTCTTATTATCATTGCCTCTGGATTGGAACAATTACTATGACCGAAGAAGAGCGACTGCAATGGGCAAAAGATGCAGAACGCAATCCAGTAATATGGGAAAGTTTTGAGGTGTTAAAGAAAACATATATGCACATGGCCTCTGAGTGTGACATCAAAGATGACCTGGGGCGGTTTAGATACATGGAGGCATATAAAGATATTGACGTTGTTATACGTCATTTAAAAGCTGTACTGCATGGTGGTGTATTGACCGACCGGCAACAGAGAGACTTCCAACGGAAGAAAAAATTTATTCCAACATTTTAGATAGGATTTTATTATGAGTGACAACATGACCCCACCTGTCAATGAGGGTGGAAATGCAATGTCGTTGCGTCAAGGTATTCAAGCCTTGCAAGCAACACGAAATACGGACCAGGAGGTTAGTGAAGCAGCTCGGACATTAGCAAATGCCCGAAACGCAAAACAGGAAGATCAACTTGAGCTGCCTGTTGACACTGCACCTGAGCCGGATGAATCTGTGGACACCGTTGAGGCAGAAGCTGAGACAGAAGAAGCCACAGTTGATGACCAAGTTGAGGCCCAAGACGAGACTCTCAAAACTGAGCCAGAGTACGAGGAAGCTGCACCAGAAACAAATGGTGTGTTGCTCACCCTTGACGATGGGACACAGTTGACAAAAGAAGAAATCAAGAAGGGTTTTCTAAGAGAATCAGATTACACCAGGAAAACACAGAAACTCGCAACTGAGCGAAGAGCTGTTGAATCCGAAGCAAAAGCGAGGCTTGCAAGTTTGGATGCTGCATTGGCTTCACTTGAACCTGAGAGAGAGCCCAACTGGGAAGTCTTGGCTCAGGAAGATCCAGACTGGAATGTTAAAAAACTCCAGTATGACAAAAGAAGGTCTGCACGAGATCAGGCTGTGTCTGTTTTAAGAAAAGAACAAGAGCACATAATGCATCAGCAAAAGAAACAAGCGGTGTATGATTTGCAGTCAGGTTCTTATCTTGCCAGTTGGAAAGACCCTAAAGTCTTTCAAAATGACCTGGAGGTCACATCTAAGTTTGCAGTTGATGTTTTAGGCTTTTCTTTATCTGAGCTTGATGCCATTGCTGATCCACGAGCTATACAAGCTCTGGATATGGCAAGACGTCTACAGGACCAGGTAGGAAAAATTAAAACAGCGAATAAAAAAGTTGCAAACAAACCTCGTGCTATTAAGGCTGGACGTAAATCAGGATTGCAGAGTGGAGTGTCTAAAAATCTAGCACAGGCACAAGCTGCTTTTAATAAAAACCCAACCAAGGACAACGCCAAAGCAATTTTTGCTGCGAAACGAGCCTTGGCCCGATAACTTTTTTTAATAAGGAGAAATTGTCATGGCAATGACAACCAATGCTCAAAATACCTTTGCACAGATAGGTATAAGAGAGGACCTTGCCGATATTGTCTATCGCATAGATCCAGAAGTGACACCTTTTCAGTCGAATATATCTACAGCTGGAAGAGCCACAAATCGTTATGTTGAATGGCAGCAACAAACACTGGCCTCCCCATCATTAACCAACTACCAACTGGAAGGTGATGAGCCAACTGCTGCTGCTGCAACAGCCAGGACTCGTATAGGAAACAGAACTCAGATTTCTTATAAAGCCTTTGCAGTCACAACAACTGCTGATGCTGTTGATGTTGCTGGTGTCACAGAAGAGATGGACGAGCAAAGACTGTTAAAAGGTCTTGAGCTTAAACGTGACATGGAAGTTATGCTTCTTAATAACAATGCCCAGGCCCCCGGTGGAACAACAACTGCTGCTGAGGCTGCTGGCCTTGCAACATTTATTACCAACACAGACTTGAGTGGTGTTAATCGTTACACAGCAGCTACTGGTGATGGAACTGATGCCTATAACTTTGCTAACACAACGTCACAGGCATTAACATTAACCATTCTCAACAGTGCATTGAAATCGGCATATGTTGATGGTGGAATGCCAAACTTTGTAATGCTCTCTCCAGATAAGAAAATTGACTTTTCTGGTTTAGCACTTGCATCATCAATAAGTGGTGCTGCACAAGTGCGTCAAACAATCGGCAAAACTGAAGCAGCTGCATTAGTCGGATCTGTTGAAAGTTGGTTGTCAGACTTTGGTTCACTTGGAGTGACCGTCAATGTGCAAATGGCTAGTGATACATCCTTCCTGGATAACACTGCCTTTTTGATTGATAGTAAATATGCAGAGGTGTCCTTCTTGGAGCCAATGCAGTCTCGACCTCTGGCCACAAATGGTCTTGCAGATCGAGAAATGGTTTTTGCAAACTACACGCTGAAAGTAGGAGCTCCAAAAGCTCATGCTGCGGTGTTTGTTCTTTCATAACCTCCCTAACTAACTTTGATGGCTGGTCTTGTTTCGGCAGGATCAGTCATCATTTTTTTAAGGTTTTAATATGAAAATTCATCACAAAGATGCATCTAATGATGCTGTGCTTCTTGGTCAGGAACATCCAAGTCTCCCAGGATATAAACTGGTTGCGAAAAACAAAGACCAAAGCCGGTATGTTAAAGAGGATCCTTACACGATGGAGGGATCTTATATTGAATTTGATCACATAACAAAATCAATCACAGCCGGGAAAGTCTTGCCTGATGTAGTTGCAAAAGCAGCGGTGAAACTAAACAAAGAAAAACAAAACAATTTTGATGGGTATAAAAACAAAACAATGGTCCAGGAGTTTGCTGTCCCGGCAATGCTGTGGCAACAGATTAAAGAGCAATCCGGATTGGAACATGCAACAGGACTTTATGACGAAAAAAAAGCCAGAGCCATTCTGGATGATCCCGACAACAAATATTTAAAATCGGTCCCTCATAAAATATCCAACAGGAAAAGAGAGATATGAGCATTGATAATTACAATGAACTGCAAAGCCATCTTGCTGATACGATCAACAGAACGGACCTGTCCGATGCAGTCACAACCTTTTCTCCAGCCACCTTAGACTCTCAAATTGTGCGAGCCATATCTCTGGCTGAGCAACGGATCCAAAATGATCTTATGGCACGAGGGGGCATCAGTCACATGGAGGAGGTTGATGATTCAAAAGATACTGTGGGAGGAACTGAAACTGTAACAATGCCGACTGGGTTTCTAGCTCTGCGGACAATGGCAATTACTACTAATCCGTATACAGTGCTCCAGGGATATGGAGACATCAACAGCTTGTTTAATACGTTTCCTTCTACAACGTCATCCAAGCCACAAGGGTATTCGATTGTTGGAACAACCACTGCGTACTTGAGACCTATCCCGGACCAGGCTTATGATTTGAGAATAATTTATTACAAAGCCCTGGATAAACTTTCTGCATCAACTGCAAGCAACTGGCTTATACAAAATGGCATTGGCGTCTATGTAGGTGCAGCAATGGTTGAGCTGTGCATGTATGTCCAGGACTACAACGCAACACAACTGTGGGAAAGTTTTTATGACGCAAAACTTGCTGACCTTATGCGTGATGACCGAGTGACACGATTTGGTGTTGTGCCAACACGAGCCAGTGTCCAGGTTGCTATTGCATGAAGGCACGTTTGGTCAACAATGATCCTCTGGATATTACACAATACATTGACAGATTAGATGAGGGTCCACAGAGACTTGGTACATACACAATGGCTGGTGGTTTACCAGATCCGACACAATTTTTAAATCATATGATTATTATTCCAGATGAGACCGGAGGTCGCACACTTGCAACCTCTGATGGAACAAACTGGAGAAGAGTCAGCGATGGGGCTGTGGCCTCAGCTTAGGAGATAACATGCCCGGTCTTTTAAATATGTATAATCCTGTGACGTTTCGCAGTCCTTTAATTGAACAAATGCAACAAGAAGGATTGTTAAAAAGACAACGACCAAATGACATGATGCGTGTTGATGGTACACAAAAATCAATGCATGGTTTTTTGGGTCCAATTACAAATAAAAAAGGCCAAACCATGACTGAATTATCAATTCAGTTTGAGGATGTGTTGGATGGTCGGCCTATACCATTGTTGGTCCCAGGATTAACACCAGATGAAATTGATTGGTTAAAAAATAATGACATTGAAGGCAAGGCATACATGATACCACAATCAATAAAACAAAAAGCAATCACAAGTGCTGTTGTAAGAGCAGCAAAAGGCCTAAACCCTTTTTTTCAAGATAGCGAATTGGAGTAAAAAAAACAATGGCAGATAGTGCAACTACTCGGAGCCGATTACGCAAGCAATCCCTGGGCTCCAATTTGAATACCTGGGGGGACACTAAACTCAATGAGGTGTTGGATTGTGTTGATCAAGTCATGGATGGCGTGGAAACAATCAATCTGACATCAAGCACAGACTACACACTCACAACGACAAACTATACAGTCAGTGATCAGGCTAAACAACGTGTCTTGTTGTTCACTGGATCTCTATCCAGTGCTGTGAATGTAATCTTGCCATCCACAGAAAAACATTTTGTGATTTATAATACCACAGGTCAAAATCTCACCCCCAAGACAAGCAGTGGATCGGGTCCGGCAATTCCTACCGGTTATTACACGCATGTTTATAATGACGGATCGAATGTTTATTCCCGACCATTGTTTGTCAATGGTGCGATTACTCTTGCTGGTAAGATTTTAAATCTGACAACTGGAACAGCTGATACTGATGCGGTCAATAAGGGGCAGATGGACAGTGCAATTGCTGCGTCAACCTCATCCTCCACAGCTGGTACAGTAAAAGTCACATCCTCTGATACCACCAATCGCTACCTAGGAGGATCCGGAGGAGCACTCCAGGCAGGTTCTAATATCACATTGACAGTCCAGAATGCAGGAGGAGATGAGAGTGTCTTGATTGCAGCCAATGTGACTGTTGATACAGCAACTGAAGAAGCAGCCCAGTCAATGGTCTATTCAATTTAGGAGATAAAAATGACATTAAAATTACTTGGTAAAGCTGATCTCAGTGCTACCACAAACACATCAGTTTACACAGTAGGCACTGGGAAAGAGGCTTTGGTTAATGTGAATGTGTGCAATCGCAACAGTTCAGCTGTCACAATACGTTTAGCTAATGCAGATGGAGGGACACCATCTAATGATGAATACATAGAATATGATTATAGTTTGGCAGCCAATGAGAGCTTCCAACGGACTGGATTGCATCTCCAGGCTGCACAAATAATTGTTGCATATTCATCTGCTACCAATGTGTCAGTTGTGGTTGATGGGCTTGAAAGGACAGCGACATAATGGGTATTCATAAACCAACAACACCGGCAGTATCAATATCCGGCTACCCACAAAACACACTGCCATTAGATTCAACGTATGCATCCAACTCAATTCATATGACCTATGGAGGAGATCAAGCGATTACAGGTGGAAGCAGTTTGTCCGCTAATAATGTTTTTGCGACCATGTTTATTGCAAAGACTGATGTAACAATCGATGGATTGTGCGTAGAAAACTTTGGGACTGGAGACGCATCTAAGACAGCGGTGCTCGGCCTTTGGAACTCTGATGCGACATATCAGCCTGATGATTTAGTTGGCCAGACCGGAGTTATCACACTAGATGGGAATGCGACAGTTCGTGTTGCTGACACAGCCTCGGATATTAATTTGACCAGGGGATTATACTGGGCAGGATTAGTTGTCAATTCAGCATCTCAATGGGTCGTATATCAAGATGGATCCAGATGGCAGGACACCGATTACGGAAACATGATATGGGCAGGAGGAAACTTTGCTGTCGGTTATGGTCCTATGTTTTATAAGTCCTTTACATACAATGCAACCTTGCAAAATTTAGATGGTGGAGTGACTTGGCACACGCTGGGTCCAGCGGTCGGATTAAGAGTTAAATAGAGGAAAATAAAATGGCAGTTTATTATGATAAAGATGGAAATGCTGATACATCAAAGCATGTCAATCGAGTTGGTGTCTTTCCAAGAAAACTGACTAAAACACAACTGATGGACACATGGGTCACTAGTGGATTGGCTGGCAGTCGGTTTGGTGAGGTCATTAAAAACATTGATGCATCAAGTAACAATGATGTCCTCTATGTAAAAGAACGCTATCATGCAGCACAGACATTTACTTATGAGATCACTGACTCAATGTGTGGAACACTCGTGTCACAGAGCATTTTAACCAGCGATGAAAAAACAACTTTTTTAGCTGCCTGGCCTAAAGACTAACAATGCCTCTCACCAAATTAAACATCCAACCAGGAATTTTTCCTGACGACAGTCCCTTGTCGGCCGAAAACTATTTTGTGGATGCGGACAAAATACGTTTTGTGAATGGCAAGCCCGAAACAATCCTAGGACATGAAAAGGCCTCAACAGACACTGTGTATGGTAAAGCCCGGGGTATGATGACCTGGAGCGATAACAGTCGCAATCCATACTTAGCTATTGGAACACACACAGATTTGGTTGCAATGGATAATGATGGTGAGCTGTATAATATCACACCGATCATTGAACGTGGGGTCCTCGGATCTAATCCTTTTACAACAGTCAATGAAAGTGCAGATGTGACAGTGGCTGACACCGGGCATGGGTTGATTGTTGACCAGCTTGTTAGATTTTCTGGTGCAAGTGCAGTTGGTGGAATTACAATAGATGGTGAGTATCATGTGACAGAAGTGAGCTCTGCCAACGCATATAAAATCACCCATGCATCAGCTGCAAGCTCAGGAGCAACAGGTGGTGGAACCACTGTGAGTTATGAATATGGACTGGCTCCAGGATCAGAGTTTGATTTAGGACAACTCGGGTATGGGTCTGGAACCTACT